CTGTACCGTCCTGAGTTAGGAAGATAGAACCACACTGACCAGCGGTATCATTAGAAGGATTAGCAAAGGTAATGTTATGTGCCATAGTGCATGAGAAGTTATTAGAGTTAGCCATGTCAATTGTGACTGTGGTTGCTGATGTAAGCGCTGTAATTTCTCCACGCTGTCCTGCTGTCCATGTATTAGCAGTGCCGACTGCGGCTTTAGCGTCTATCTGAGTCTGAGCATTAGAACTAAGAGAGTTAATGTACTGGAATTCTGCGTTAGATACAGTACCGTCTGCTAGTTTAGCGGCATCTATTCCGGTTGCTACCATAGAGTTTTCTACAGCAGTGCTGGCAATAGTTACTGCACCTGTGTTAGCCATCGTCACATCACCGCTAAGAGCGGCGGCAGTGAATCCAGTACCATCACCTATAAGTATTTGCGTGTCCGCTACAGCCTTGTCAGATGGGTCACCGCTTGAGTTAGCGTCCCTAACCTTGACAGTGTTTGCGGCCATGTGAGCCAGTTTAGCATTAGTTATCGACTCATCTGCGGCAGATACAGCGGCCCAATCTACACCATTAGTAGCGGTAGAGTCGGCTGTCAGTACGAGTCCATTTGCACCAACGGCAAGCCTTGTCTCAGAGTCTACTGTATTGTAAACAAGAAGGTCACCCTTAGTAGTAAGTTTGTCATCACCGATAACAGTTACCATCTGCCACTCATTAGATGTGGTAGAGTATTTTAGATACTGATCGTTGGTTGGCGCGGTACTTGAAACGCTTTTGCCTTGAATCTTTGTTACAGTAACAGCACCGGCATTAGTCATAGTAGCATCGCCGGATACAGCCGCCGCTGTAAAGCCTGTCCCATCGCCAATTAATATCTGAGTGTCTGCTACAGTCTTGTCTGACGGTACTCCACTAGAGTTTGCATCTCGTACTTTAACTGTATTAGCGGCCATGTTAGCCAACTCAGCATTAGCAACACCTTCATCTTTAATAGTTACCGCACCAGATGATACAGTAAAGTTATCAGTAGAGAATGAGGCTACGCCTTTATTCGATGACGTTGCTTCTTCTGCCGCGACTGTAAGTGTCGTGCCTGTCGCTGAAGTGTCAATACCTTCGCCACCAGTAACAGTAAGGCTTTCTGAGTCAAGATCAACGTCGATAGTACCGCTGTCAGAGATGAGGTCCAAATCCTGTGCTGTAACCTGAGAGTCAACATACGCCTTGATCGACTGTTGAGTAGCAAGTTTAACAGCCGAATCGGAGGACATATCATCTTCATCTTTAATTCCTGTTACTGTTGCTCCATCAGCGGCAATGTTTACGCTACTGAATTTACCAGTGGATGCAGATGCCGCTCCAATAGGAGTGCCATCAATACTTCCTGCGTTAATATCTACACTATTACTTGTCTCTGGGTCAATAGCCAGAGTAATCCAAGCGTCATTGGCTTGGTTTCTAATCTTAAGTAAATTGTTTGTAGTATCTAGCCAAACCATTCCCATTGATTGCGCGGCACTACCGCTAATAGTAGGCGCTGTAGCCTTTGCGATAATAACCTGAACAGCCTGATCTGGTCCAGTATCATTAGAGCCAGCAGGAAATGTTTTCTTTAGAACATTTTTAACAAGACGGATATGATCGTCGCCTTCACTTACGTTATCACTTGATAGCGGGTAGGAACTATTTAGATTTGTTATAAAATTTCCAGATTCTATGCCCATAATTTATATCCTAATAATATCCAGAGGTGTTCATCACCCGTAATTCAGAACCGGAGTGTCTATCTTTATCATCCTGTTCCTGTAAGTCAGAAATAGCCTGTCTCAATCCTCGCTCCCACACAGGGATACGCTGATCGTTCATAAGGAAAGGCTCTGCCTGTAGTAGAGTCCCGTATAAGTAAACATCAGGAGCGTTTAGTATAATCCAGTTGGTTGTGCTTGTGTCACTAAGGCCATCAAACTTCTTGTAATAAGTCATTACATAATCATAAGCCGCGTCTGGAGTTGGCCCAAAATATATCTGATCTCCAATTACACTGTATGCGCTAGGTTTTCCAGAGGAACTACCTGCCCAGATTCTATACAACATCTCTGGTGTCATATACTGTACGGAAGTAATAGGGCTTGTATCTAGGTGTATTTCCCGCATCTGGACATACCCGGTAGGCAAGTCGTAAGCCTTTGTTCCTCCGACAGTAGCCGTAGTTACAATAGTTTCCATAGGTCTAATACGCAACACCCTATTAAATACCGCTTCATTAAGTGCAATGAATTCAGGTATCCTAGCAGAGAGGTCATCCCTGTCCAACCAGTTAGCCACAGCAGTCTGTAGCGTAGAGTACGAATTAATAGCCATTAACTATTCTTGCTCTTAAACCAGACTTTATTGTTAATGATTGGTTTCTGATTATTACCAGAAAACGTAGGCTGATATAACCACATGATTAAATCCTCGTAGGTGTGGTCCTGAGAAACTTGTTATCAGGATCGTTTAAATACTTTGCTAATAGTTTTTCGTCTTTTTCAATAGCGCCGTTTGTTTCCTTTAGCCATAGTTCCCAAATGTTTAAAGGAATAGTAGCCGCTGTAACTGCGCCATCAGTATATTTTCCAGAGGCTTTACCAAATGTAAGTTTGTCGCCATAGTTAATCAAGTCTAACTTATTCTTTTCTATGATAGGTTGAACATTCTGATAGGTATCAATGGTTGCAGTACCGTCAGAATTAATATCTAACTTCCAAGGTCTAGAATCTTTGTAATCATAGTTCCATCCTGAAGAGTTCATAACGGCATCTCACCTCTGTCAGAGCAAATCTCTTTAAATTTATTGTGAACATTCTTTGCATGAAGTTTAGCGTCTATAGGTTTCTTTTCTGTTCTAGTAGACTCTTTAGAATTTAAGGCTTTCTTAAGTTCTTTTTTAGTAACCATGATATCCTTTTCTCTAAACCAAAAAGTTAAAATCCATTTATCTCCATCTTCAGGAGGTAAACCCATGTGTAAAGATGCAGGATGAGCAATCTTATTTTCATCAAGATTACCAAACATAAGAACTCGACCCTGCTTTGCTTGTACTGCAAGTCCTAAAACAGGAAAAACTGTGCCACCACCATCTTGTACGTCATTTAAGTACGAGATTATAGTGACACAGCGATTCCCACCTTCTTTAACTTTTGAAGACTTTGGCATTTCTCCCATTTCATCTGGAAGAAAAGCGTCGTAGTGAGGTTTATACTCCTGACCCGGCTGATACCTTTGAATAGTAACAGGTTCCAACCGGGTAGGAGGTAGACCGCACATATCGGATAACGCTTCAATAACACCGTCTAGTACATCATTGTCACCGTAACTAAAGAAAGCACCTTTACTGGTTCTAACTTCATCTTGGATATAAGACCCATCACGGTTTATAAGATTATCACCAAGCCCTTTTTTTTCAGCAAGGCTAACCATGTGTTCACATAAAGCAGGTGAAAGCACATTATCTTCAACAACAATACTAGGAGTGTTATTGTATTTAATCATTAAGCGTCTTTAACTCCGATGACTGCGGCGTTTGCCAAACCATTCTTAGCACGAAGACCGTATTCAGCAATCATCAACTGCTTGATGCTGTCACCGGTTTTAGCCAAGGTTTCGGTCTGGAACGGACGCAGGTAATCAACTGACCAAAAATCATAGTCAACGAAGAATAGCATATCAGCCAACATCAAACGGCTGGGTACAATCTTCAGAGTACCAAAGTCAGTTACCAAAACATCAACGGCGTTGACAGCAGTAGCCTGTCCCGTACCCGGAACGTCTTTCTGAATGTCGGCAATAACCGAACCACCTAGCGCACTAATCTTCTGCTTGAGATCAGCCGGAGCCAAAATCGTTGAAGGCTCTCCACCAAGGGTGAAGCAACGCTCCATAGCAAGATTAATCATCGCCATCGTCAGGACAGCCGAAGTACCGAAAGATGCAACAGTAGTTCCATCCGGGCCGACAGCAGGAGAACTGCCGCCGTTATTAACAACACCAACAACAGGAGAAGCCGAACCAAGAATAATGTTCGATGTTCCTGCCGCAGTCGTGCCAAGCCAAGACATTACAGCCGCCGTCTTACGAGCCGTTCCAGCCGCACCAGCGACCTTCACATCGTTAGACAGTAGCATCTTTTCCATGTCTCTTTTTATTTCTTTTGCACGCTTTGCGAGTTGGTAAGCCTGAGATGACTTTCGGCCCGCAAAATCGACAGCCTCTGCCGTTCCACTGGATTGCACTGCTTTGTATGAAATTTGACAATAATTCGTCAAGCGAACAGGCTCTGCAACTGCAAGGGCGTTCATACTATCATCTCCCTCTAGTTGCTGGTTCGCGGCGGCGGCAGTTAGAGAATCAGTTTGCCACTCAAACAAGGTATTGTCAGCCGACCCTTTGCCTACGCCAGACAAAAACGGCGTATCCATTGGGCTAATATTATAAATGATATTACTCAGGTCTTCACGGATACCAATAGCACCGTAAGTCGTCCGAGTATTTGTTGCGATTGCCATAAAATGACTCCTTTGTTATTATAGTTCTACGAAATCTTCAAACAGACTTGCGGCATCTTCTGCTCTTCCGGTCTGCTGTAGACGTTTCATTTGTTTGGTACGCTTTGCTTTATCAGCATCAACCTTTCCTGCTTTAGCCTTTCCACGAATCACTTTAGGTTTGTTCTTAACTTTCTTAGACCTTACAGTGTTTTGTTTCTTTTGCATATCTTCATATGCTTTGGCTTGCATTAGTACAAGGATTGATCTGTGATCGACAAGTTGACTTAACTCTTCCTGTGTGTATCCCTTAGTAATTGCAAACTCCGATACCGCCTTGGCTATTGCCTGACGTTTATCGTCTTCTGCCCACTGAGGTATAATACTCACCATCTTTTGATGCTCTTGCTGAACAATGCGTTGATGTTCTTTCTGAGCCTCTGCTTGCGATTCCTCTTGGGCTTTAGCCTGTGCCTGTTGTAGAGACTGAATCTGATCCTGAGCCTGACGGTAATCATCACGCTTGGTTAGGTATTCTTCTCTATCCTCGACTTTAAGCCTTTCCCAATCAACATTCTGGAATTGTGCTAGATGTGAATAGTTAGTTTCAATTGCTTGCGCGACAGCGCTAACGTACTGTTCTCTGGCTTGCTGAGTCTGAGCAATTTCGCTCTCATAGTTCTGTACTGCCTGATCTATTTTGTTTCGATATTCTGCAAGTTGCTGAGTTTTCCTTGTGTAATCCGCTTGTCGGGAGTAGCCTTTGACGAGTTCTTCTTCCGTGACTTCATGTTCTTCTCCGTCTACTGTTACAGTATAGAGAAGCGTCTCTTCCGAGTCGTCTTCAACTTCTTCTTCATCGGATTCCTCAGATTCATCATCCTCCAAAGTTTCATCGGTTTCTTCAACCTCTTCTTCAACTTCATCTGATGTTTCCTCTAAAGCGTCTTCAGTTGTTTCTTCAGACGGCGGTGCTTGCTCTTCCTCTTCCGGTTTCTCTAACGAGTCCATGAGTCCGAGTATAGCGCCTTGGGCTTCGGATATACTACCGGGTGCTTCAGGTAGTTCACCTGCTAGTTGTGGGGCTGTTTGCGTATCCACCATAATAATCTCCTACAGTTGGTATTCCTTTAGTTTCTTCGCCATATCTCCTGTTTCAACAATAGAAGTTATATGTAAACGTATCCGCTCAAGGAGTCTTAATGACAACCAGATTTGTTCTCTGGCCTCTAGTTCACTGACTCCTGAAGAATGCCAAGAGTTCAGTAAATTCTTTTCTAGTGTTTCAAATGCTTCGTTAAATAGTTTATCAGTGAGGAGGCGTTTAGCGTGTTCCTCTCTTAGTTCGTTGCTCATATTTATCCTATAGCAATTGGTCTTTTCTGTTCTGCTTCAAGTTGTAACTCGGCGCTCTTTAGTTGAGCCTCGACCGCCGCTTCTGCGGCATCCTGCTGAAGTCTCTGCTGTTTCAACTGTATATCAGCCGCTTTAATTTGAAGTTCCTGTTGTTTAATCTGCATCTCCATCTGCTTTTCTTGTTCTGCCGGATCAGGTTGTGGAGGAACCATCTCTGGGTTAGTCAAGAAATCATCTACATTCTGGAAGCCCATGTTCTTTATAAGTGCGGCTCCCATATTGTAAAGATTCTTTTCATTAACAATGTTAAGTCCACCACGCATTGCATCACCAGCAAACTGCATCATGGTAGTCAGGTGCATCAACTGTTGGTCACGATTACCGTTACCAATACCTACGGCAACTGTGCAGTCCATTTTGTCACGCCACATATCAGGACGGACAGGAACCCACTTGTTGCGTAGTTTGACTACACGCTCATGGTCTTGATTCTTAAGGACAAGTTCGTAAATACAACGCATCAAATCTCTTACACCAGTTTCGGCAAAGCATCTTGCTATTAACTCTACTCTGGATTGAGCGGCTGTCATTGTAGCGTTTACTGCTGTGGCCGTAGTGTGAGAGGTTAGCGCATTGTCATTAAGACCTTGACTGTATTTGTTTACTCCGCTTCGTGACTCTCTCTGCTCGTCTAGGTAACCTAGCATCTGGAATGAGGAAGGCTCAAGTTGTGGAGTTGCTAACGGCATAATGGCGTTTGGTGACTTAACTCGCACCACACCGCCCGGACGTTGGGATAGCAAATCATCTAGGTTCGCTTGGCCTTCAAGAACTGCGTACCGACCAAAGTTCTGGTTGTACATATTGTCCATGAGATTCCGCATCAACGTACTCTTAATGAGTTGTAAGTCCATGATAAGGTCTGCAATAGACAGGCCAAAGAACTTATGAGGAATCTTTACCGGAGTAATACTGACGAATGGAATCTTGTCAATAGGATCATTAGCAAGAACCTTACTACCTACGGAGCATATCTTTCTTAGTTCAGCAATCCCATCTCCGTCGTAATCTGTTCTTAAAAAAGACTCATGCAACCAATAAGTTTGTAAAGCCTCTTCATCATCAGGAGAACCCCAGCCTCCAAAGTAATCAGCAGACTTGTCAAACTCGTAACGGCTTAATCTTTCTGAGGAGAAAGCCGCCATATCGTCATCACCACCACCCATTTCTTGTGGGTCAAGGTCTTCATCAGGATACATAAGACGTAACTCTGACAAGGTTTTCTTTACACGGTGACAAACAAATCTAGCGTCCTGAATATCTTTTGCTTCACGACTGATAAGAAATTCATCAGGTGAAACATTCTCAATCTTTACCCGGCCAGTATACTCGGTACGCTTAATAACTATATCGTGCTTTGCGCCATAATCGTCAACGTATGGAGTGTGTTCAACAATCTCAACATCAGGTGACATGATTAACAGGTTAAACTCCTGCTCATCAAGACCGTTATACTCTTCACGGTTCCAGTCTTCGTAGTCATCCCACCATACTTTTACGATACCATTCTTTTGGAGGAGAGCATCAGTGAACCAAGAGTAGAGGATTTCCCAACCGTTGTTATCTTTGGTAAAGATATGATTGACGTAATCAGTGGCCTGTTCTGCCGCCTCTACATCTTCTGGCCCATGAGGCTCAAATGTAACCATTTCTTCGCCACTAGCGAATACACGCATCAGTGACGGTTTAATCCATTCAATAGTATCCATAACAGAAGAATCAACGTACTGACTCCTGCCTTCAACCTCATTACCAAACGGAAGTGCATAGTAGTAATCCATAGCAGATTCTCTCTGCTTGGATATAGTATCACTATAACCTAAAGCGTCAGAGATTTCTCCCTGCACTCTGGCTATTAGTTCTTCGTCTGTTGTATTAGATGATGCCATATTGTTTATATTCTATCTCGTTTGTCCAAGTTGGATCACTGCTAGACACAGCGAATCTCCGTGATAAT